TGTTAGCAGAGGGAACGAGCGTTGCACGCTGTTCCATCGTGAAGTTGTGTCCACGAACTTCTCCGCGAGCCATTGCACGGAACACATCGGCTGCGCCGCGTGATTCCTCAACAGGTACGAAACCGCGTGTTGCTTCAGAAGCCTGTGCAACACGGTCAGCGGAGCGCTGTGCAATCGCGAGGGCTTCATCAGCCTTACGAATGTCAGCCTCAATAAGGTCAATTTTTGCGACTTCAGCGGAGTCAATCCCACGCGACTCTGATTCTGCACCCTCGATAACTTCGCGGATTTGCATGGTCAGGTTGGCGCGGATTTCTTCCTGAGTCTTGATGAACTCAGACATAGAATGTCCTTCCAATAGGTTTGATTAGTTTGTTTCGCAGTGGCGGTAACGCTCAACTACTACCAGCAGCGGTGACGCACAAATCCGGTAACTCAATGATACCAACATGGTGCGCCCCGGTTGTGGAGCTGTGGGGACTCGAACCCCAGTCCACCAGGTCACCGCGTGCGGATCTAACCTGGTGTCGAAACCATCCAGCCCCACCACAAGGGTAGCAAAAGAAAACCCCCTGCCGGAAAGAAAGGGAAAACCGGCAGGGGGAAACCCACTAACGCTGTTCGACAGCCTCCATGACGCGGGTTTCTTTCTCTGCCTGCTGAGTGGTGCCCCTCACGGGCTTCGCCTTCGCAGGCGTATCAGCAGAAGAATTATCCAACGCAAAAACCGCGTCAGCCATCTCATCGGCAAGCGAAGCAATCCCACCCGAAACAGGGTTACCTGCAACCCGGAGGATAGCCTTCTTAATATCTTGTCTAGTAGCCATTACAGTCCCATCAATAGTTCGAGCTTCTTCTTCTTCAAAGCAAGCATGTCCAGGTCACCCTTAGGTTGCTCAACCTGCTCCGCTGGGGCCAGCTCATCAATTACCGAGGCGAGCAGTTGCCGGTCAGCAGCAGTAATGTCCTCACCGTTCTCAATCTTCAGGAGCGCATCAGCTAAAACATCGGCATCCACGCCGGCCCTCAAAGCGACCTTGTCAATACCTCGCACCGTAGTGCTACCAGCGGTAGCGGTGTATGCAGGGAACGCCACGATAGAAACCTCATGCAAGTTGATCCTGGTCAAAGTTCTAACAGAACCGTCAGCGCTCCACTCATCCCCGTTGCGGGCAACAGTGAAACCAAAACTCATGCTATCCACATCACCCCGCCCGATAAGTTCACGAGCGTCACGCCCTGTGGAAGTGTTAGGCAAGTCAGCCTCCACAAACAAACCGCGCGCATCCTCAGTGACCCTCAAAGTGCCAGCCCTAGTGCTACCCAGCACAGAAGCGGTGTCGTGGTTCCAGAGAAGCTTGATGTCGTTCCGGTTGCGGAGGGAACCCTTGAAAGCCCCAGGCGCAATACGCTCGATGAACGGTAACGGTTCACTATCGGAGTTGAACACAGCAGCGTACCCACTGAACTGCATGCCCTCGTCAGTTTCACGAACCTCAAACTTTGCAGAATTGATCCGCGTTTCCATCTTGCTCAATGCTTGCCCCTTAGCTCGGCCTTCATTCTCTTCCTCAATTCTACCAATGACCTCATTAGCGAAGTCTAGGAACCTTGTCGCGGCCCTATCAGTCAAAACCACACCCCACACAATGTTCCCACTATCAGCCAACATTTCACGCGCCTCCACCCACATCGCAGGGGTCATAGCGTTATTAGTCACAGCAAGTATTTCAGGTGTGGCATTCGCAGCGCTGCGGGCAATCGCGCGAACCCAAGCTGGTGGGGTCAAATCCAAAGCGCGCTTCTTAACGCGCTCATCCAAAGCATCAATCAGGGTGAGTGTAGAAAACTTGTGCCCCACAAAAACATCGGTGGGGTTCCACTCCATCTCTCCATCATCGTTCTCAGACTCACGCCATAAGCGAATCAAAGCAGCAGGGTCATCCTCGGTGCCAGTAATAACAAAGTCTGTATCAGGCACAGCAATCTCGCCATCAGTTTCTATCGTGGCAATCTGCCCCTGTGCCATACCGCCGGAGCTATCCCACTCCACAAAGTCACCCACCGAAAGCTCATCGGGTTCCGCCCGATTTACTAGAGAATATGAGGCTGAGGTTTGTTCTTCTGCCACAGTAAAGTGAGTAGTCATAATTGGCATCACTGCACCTCATCCTTATACACCGAATCAGGGTTCTCAGGATCCACCTGCGCCACACCCTGCAACTGGACAGAAGCCAAACCAGTATGCCCAACAGCGGGCAACCCAATCATCTCCATAGCCTCAGCAGGGTCAAACCCGGCGAACACCAGATCGCGTACCATCTGCACCTTCTCGCGTTGCGCCTTCACGCCCGCCTCCGAAAGGTTCACATTAGCGAGGGGCACGCGCACCGCCTCAGCAGCATCGCCCTCCTGTGGTGACAAATCTTCCAACCGCCGGATGTCGTTGATAGCGAGGAACCCAGACTGCAACCCAGTGCTATAAGCGCTGTACCGGCTTTGAATGTCAGCCCTAAGCAACCCGTTCATGTTGAACTTGATGAATGCGGTTTCACCACCCTGGTACCGACTCATCAGGGTGCCCATAGCATCCTCAATTTTCGTCACATAAGGTCGCAGGGTGTGTGTCACAAAACCGAGCATGTTCTGCTCAACGCTCGAATAAGTGTTTGTCCCAGGCAGGTTTAGCATGTGTGATGGAATCCGCCAGATACGGGCCACATCCTCCACAGCCATTCTGCGGGCCTCAAGTGCTTGGGACTTCTCTGGGTCTGCCTGTGTAGGTTTGAAGCTTGCACCACCGCTTAGAATCCCTGTGCGCCCACTCTTCCGCCACCCCTTGTGGGCGTTGTCGAAGGATCCGCGCAAACTTTCAGCCTGCTCGAGAGTCAAAGCCCCTGGGTACTCAATGACACCCTGCAAAGTTGTTCCACTGCCAAAAAAGGTTGCAGCGTAAAGTTCCAGCGCTTTTGACAAACCGAGGTTCTCTTTCAAAGCGTGAACCCGTGAAACACCACGCACAGTCCCAGGGCGCAACAAATCAGGAATGTATAGCACCTGCTCCGAGGTCAAAGGCTTCTCCTCACCCTGCACCGTGAAAATCAGTCTGCCCTGACCATTGCGCTTCACCTCCACAGTGGAAGGGTTCAGCACCATCAAGTTCACAACCTCACCCTGCCGGTTGCTGAACACACGGATAAAAGCGTTGCCGTCAATGAGCAAAGACACAAGAAGCGAGTTATAGAAAACTGCGTGCCCAGCAAAGTTCACATCAGGCTGTGACACCCAAGCTGGTTTAGGTCTGAATGGTCTGCGGTTCCCATCAAGCCTAATGAACGAATCCACAGGCAGGGTACTGATTGTGTCAGCGATAAGCGACACCGCCGAATTGACAGCAGCAATACTGAGCGCGTTGCCCTCATCCACGCTTGTGCCAGCCTGTGTCCCAAAGCCAACATCGTCACCAGCCTCAAAAATTGTTTGAAAGCTGATTGCCCTATCTTCCCAAAGCCTATTGAATACCACTTATCGCCCCAAAGCTAGTCCGAGTAAAATTAGAACAGCGCCACCAACCACAAGCCCCACAGGGACAGAGATAAGGGTCACGCCTGCAACAATCGTCACAGCGCCTACTATTTGCAAAGTTGAACTCATATCACCTATCCAAAGAACTCAGGCACTGGTTCTAGTTTAGCGCCTGTTAGTGCCCTATCTACTGCAAGCACCATAGCCACAGCAGCATCAATCTTTCTTGGGCTATTCCTAGAGTCTTTCACAATGCGCGGCCCCAGGTTGTCAATCTTCGTCACCGCGTTGCTCAAGTGTCGTGCCAGTATCGGGTTACCGTCATGCACAAGGCGCTTCTCCATCACAGCATCAAACACTTTCGCGCAGGCAGGCACCATTCTGCGGGCTGAGGTGCTAGGCCACTCCACAATCGGCACACCCTTATCCTCCAGGGCTTGCATGGATCGTTGCCACCGGAAAGGGTCGCACGCAACCTCACGCACCTTAGGGTGAGCCTGACAGAAATCCAGAACAGTCTGCTCCACCTCCGCAATGTCCACCCTCCAATCATCATCATGGAT